TTTTGTAGGCAGTGTAATCTCTTGGCACAAGTTACTCATATAAACAGTGTCTTTGAATGAACTGTGTGTATTAGCATGGTCTACATTCATAATATAAATGCGTCCTGTTTCTGCTCTTTCTTTGATTAGTGCTGAAAAAAGTTCCATTGCAGGAATAGTTTTCTTTTTAATGCTGTAGGCACGTTCATATTTTTCATACAATGTTTGAAACACGTCCGGATCACCAAAGTATGCTTCGTATAATCCTGGTACGTCGTGGGGGCTAAACAATGTAATGTCGCCGCCCCCGAGCAACCTTTCGTACATTGTTTTGTTAAGTTGAATAGAATAATCCAACTTACGAACTCTATTATCTTCTGTGCCTTTGTTGTTCTTGAGTACAAGTATGTCTTCAATCTCTTGATGCCAAAACGGGAAGTGCGTTGTAGCACTACCGCCACGTACACCATTCTGTGTGCAACAACGCACTGTCGATTCAAACTTCTTTAGGAATGGGATGATTCCTGTGTGCGCAACTTCGCCTCCTCGAATTTTTGAATTAACTCCTCTGATGCGCCCTGCGTTAATGCCGATGCCAGCTCTCTGCGCTGTGTAACGTCCAATAGACATATCACTGGCAAAAATGGAATCAAGCGTGTCATTCGAATCAACGAGGACACAGGAGGCAAACTGTCTGACTGGAGTGCGCACCCCCGCCATGACTGGGGTTGGGATATTGATTTTGAAAAGTGATGTAGCATCGTAGTATCTCCTTACATAATATAATCTATCTTCTTTTGGATACTGTGCAAATAATGTTGCCGCGATCAGCATATACATGAACTGAGGAGTTTCGAATATCTCATTTGTAGAACGATCCTGTACAAGATATTTGTCAACTACTTGGCGTAATCCTGCATAGGTAAAGTTTTCATCACGCTTGTGTCTAATGTAACCATCAAGTGTTGCAATTTCATCTTGCGTATAGGAATCTAGTATAGTAGTATCATACAGTCCGCGCTCAATATTTTTATGAATCATATCACCTAAAGAAATGTGTTCGTATTGACCAAACACTTCTTTATATAGACCGTAGCTTAATAAACGTGCAGCAGCATATTGATAATTCGGAGCGTCTAATGAAATAAGATCATTTGCGCTGCGCACTAGCACTTCTTGGATCTCGCCTGTACTCATACCATCATAAAATTGTAGGTTAGCATTCATTTCAATTTGACTGCTGCTCACGCCTGCTAGTCCGTTACATGCTTCTTCAACAACGAAATGTATCTTGTCGATGTTTAATAATTCTTTGTTGCCATTTCGTTTAATGATATGGATACCGTTGGCCATATTGACACTCCTCTTTCTCTTTGTTATTGTATCTGATATTTATTGGATTTTGGGCATAGGATATTTAATCTGAGTTTCGATTGTTTTGGGTAATTCGTTCTTACAAACGTGCTTATACTTGTCATATCCTATTACCCTTTCTTGCGTGTGAAGTAGATAAAAATCTTTTGCTTTTTCCTTATCTACACTGATATGTATCTCAAAGTCAACCCCTTTAAAGCGTTCGGTTAACTGTAAAGAATAACATTGACCTAGTACGATACAGAACTCGCAGTACTGGTTCTCTTGAATTAACTCCCAAGGTGTAGGCCATGTGTCTTTGTTGTAAGCATCCGTATGGATACTAACTGTAGGAGCCTGTCCATAATTAGCTACTACATCTTGTAATGGATCTACACTTGTTTCCAATGATTGTCTAAAGACAGACCACATCTGTAACCTATCTTCGTATTTTTGATTGAACATTAATTCACATAAGTTAGTTTAAAGTTAAAGTTTGCACCATCGTAGGTTGATCCTACTCTTTCGTCTAGTTGATTCTGATATGTTATTATTACTGTATTAATATTAGCATCATATCGTGTAAAGAATCTGAGTTTTGGTAAACTAGTTACACCATCTAAAGCACTTGCTCCGACAATGTGATGATCGTCTTCTAAATAAATGCTATTATCAACTGCATCGTAAGTTACAACCAAGCGTCCGTTGCGTCTTGCATCTTCTGCTTGTGAACTATAATCATAATCAATAATTGCTGTGCGATTAGCATCACCTGGTAATCTTATAAAGTCTACCTTAGTTGTTGATGATAGATTTTCAATCATAAACTTATGTGTGTTACGCCTTTGTGTATGACGACCAGGGCCACTTACTTCAGGTATATAATCAATACTAAGGAACGATGTTGTATCACCTGCACTGTCTGTTCTACCAAACCAATCTAGGGAGCTTTCATTGCTAGGTGTTGTAAACTTAATAACAGGATGTGCTTGGTTAAGTTCATTGCCGCCATTGTTACCGCAGGTCACAAAAGTATTTTCCTTACTTCTATTGTTGCTACCTTTGTCAACTAGGATTGCTTCTAAGTTAGTGTTTTCAAAATGACTGTGTTCAATTAGTGCATCCTGTGGACCATTTGTACTACCAGCTACGTTAGTGATTGTCTGTCCAAATATAATTGCTCTGCTATGTGTGCTAAACTTACAACCTGAGCAATGTATTTTATGTGCATCATAATTAGACAAAATACCTACGTTGGTATTTTTAAAGTCTACTTCAGTAAATGATAAGTTTGTTGTATCAGTATTGTTTTCTGCTGTGATAACGACTGCTGCCTTTGAAGCATATAATGGATCGTTCATTGCCCAAATACCTTCTAGAGCAACGTCATAAATTTTACAAAACATTGGTGCATCCATCTGTATCAAAACACAATCATTTATCATTGATTTTAAAGTAAAGCCTTGTAAGTTGATATTACGTGGACGATTGCTTGCAGTTGTAGTAGGTAGTCCTGCACCTGTTACACTGGTATAGGTAGCTGCCTGTGCAGTCAATGCCCAATCAATTGAAACTTGTGCGCCGCCATTGTTGACATCATATGAGTTAATTATTTGAAAAGCAACATTAGCAGTTGATTCAAACTTTGTATTTTCTTTACCTGCACCAATAAGTGTTACATTACTAGGAATATAAATTGTGCTTGAAAGTGAATACACTCCTGGCTTTATAAACAAGTTCACACGTTTTGCCGTTGAAGTATTCTGTATGTCACTAGGATATAATTGTAATAAAGCATTTTGTAACTCACGTGTACAGTTTACACCCGGTATAACACCAAAGTCTTCTGCATTCACCCAGTCATCCATTTTACTTTGTAGTGTTCTTTGAACAGGGCTGTTACTATCTTTGCCTGTAGTGATAGTTGGATCAAGTGTTTTGTATTCATAGTCATTGGCAAAATCAAATATATTTTCATTTTGCGTTAGTATTTTTGTATTACCTACAGCAGGTGAACCTTCACTTACACTTCCGTTACCTATATAAAGCTCTTGGCTATCTACTGCCCAACCAAGTTCTCCACTTGCTAGTTGAGGTATGCCAGTGCCTTGATTCTTTTGTCCTCTACGAACTTGTATACGTGATATTTGAACTACAGCCATTTCGATCTCCTATAACATATTTATGCGTTGAACACTAATGTAATTCTTCCAGTGTCGCTATTGTTTACAGAAACTTGGTGATGTATCCAAGACTCCCATATTAAAAACAACCCATTTTCTGGAGTATAGATTGCAGAGTCGCTAGTGAATATATTAGTGTCAACACGCTCTAATGCTCTAACATCACGGAAAGATCGAGGATCGTAAAAATTGATGTCACTTGAACCTATAGGACAATCTAAATAAAACACTCCTGACAACAATGCACCTGGATGACAGTGCCTATCATGGCTATCTCCTTTGTGCATTTCACTTGCAAAGATTACAGGATCTATTTCAATATCAGCGTAGCCCAACTGTTGCAGATAATTACTACCTGCTTCTTTAATAAAATCATTAAAAGGCTGCATTGAAGATAACTTTTCTAAACCTTCATGTCCGTTATAGGTATTTTTATAACCCCATTCATTTGTTATGTTATCGTCATTTGAGAGTATGTCCTTAACGATAGGCAGTAACTCGTTCCTTAGTTCATGTTGATAACTATTTCCTATCACTGTAGGAAAATATAATTGTAAATTAATCATCCATGCTTCTCATAATATGCATAGACTCTTTTCCACCATTCTTGTTCCCATTCTTCAAACTCGTGTGGCCATAGATCAAACTGTTGATACTCTCCTGCACGACTGCACATAAAAATATGTCCTTCACGGATATCAGTACCATAAACTTCATTATGTGCAATTGCATATGCTGTAAGCTGTAGGAAGTAATCTTCAAACCATTCTAATTTCTTTGGCTTGTTGGTTTGTTTAAAATCCATTATGCAGGGATTACCTTTGTATTTGCCTACAAGGTCAGTAGTGCCAGCATACATCTGTGGAACATATAATGCAACTTCGCTACCCCATATTTCATCCACGTGAACCATAGCATGTTCTCTTACCTGTGTAGCCATCATGTGTGCTTGTTTAGCATAAGGATTACTTCCAGGTTCTGCCCACGTACCATAGTCGACATAATCTTCTAAGTACTTGTGCATACGTGTTCCTACACCTGCTGCTTCAGTTGTAATTTCTTGTGCTTTCTTTTCACCTACACGTTTACGCCAGGCGATAAGGTGAGTTTTATCTTTTGTATTATCTAGTATAGTTGTAACACTAGCAACAGCATTGCCGTCAGGTGTTAGATACTTGCGCTTGCCATCTACTGACTTACGCTTAATTTCTTTATATTCATAAACTTTTGTAATTAAACTCATAAGATCTCCACTGTTAAATTATATTAACATGAAATCTTTTAGTTGTCAAGTTAAAGTTTTGCACCTACATCAGTAGCACGTTTTGCCATATTACTAACATCTGCTTCGGGATCTGCTCCCCCTTGTGGTGCTTCAAAATCGTTATTGCTTACAAGTTCGATCATATCTTTGTCAAAGTTCTTTGTTATACCTTGCACTCTATCATCCATATCATATGCTGCTTTAAAAACATCATAGTCAAACTGTTGGTTACCCATGCGCATCATGATGGCGTTAAGATCATCAAATGTGATCTTAACTGACTCTTCGTCTTTAGCTTTTGTGAGTAGAACTTGTAGTAACTTAGAAGTATCTAAGGTTTCAATTATTTTTTTTTTGACTCTTTAGCAAGTATTTTACCTAGCTTACGTGAACGTTGTACACTTTCACGTTTTGCTCTGCCTGCTTCTTCTTCGCCGCCTGTTGCTGCTGCGTCTGCTCCAAAGTCGTCACCTGCATCATCTGCTGCTGCCATGTCAATGTCATCCATGCCTGCATCATCTGCATCCATATCTGTTGTTGGTTCCATGTCCATATCCATGTCCATGTCGTCACCACCCATTGTATCCATAGGCTCGCCTTCGCCTGTAAGCTGTCCAACACCCGCTGTTAATGATTGACGTGTGCCTTCCATTGCAGTGTACATTGCTTCTAGTCCTGGCTTAACAGTATTAACAAATGCTTCACTTGCTTCGCTACCCATTTCATCACGGATTGCGTCTGCTAGTTCTAGCATTGATTCTGTTTGCATCTCTGCTGTATCTTCCATCCAACCTGTAACACGGTCAACCATATCTTTTGCAGCCATTACTAGTTCAGCACTATCTTCAGCACCTTCTTTAACAATACTTTCGTTCTTCTTTTTAAACTGTGGAGGTACTTCGCCTTTTTTAGGCTTGCTACCTTTTTTGCCTTTAGCAAGATCGTTTGGACCTTTGCCGTCTTCTGCATAATCAGGAATACCATTCTTATTTGTGTCTGGCTTTTTCTTTTCTTCGATTGACTGACGCTCTTTAATTGCTTGGTTAAGCACATCTAGGTACATCTTAGACTTTTGATAGTTTTCGTTAGCTACAGCATTGAAACTTTCGTTTGTCTCAACTTGACTAAGTGTTGTTCTAATTTTATTACGAGCATCTTGTAGTTGCTCTAACGTAAACTGTTCTAAGTTAATACGCTGGCCGAATTTCTTAGCTAAGTTTTCATTTAGCATATCAGCAGTAATTTTTTTTGCAATTTCACTAATAATCATGGTTTCTTTCCCTATATGCGCTCCGCATTGTTACTTTGTATTTATCACGAGAAGATAAATTTATTTATTTTTTCAGCATAGGTATCACGTCGATCCGTTGCATCATGGTAACGCATCTCTGTCATTTCTCTTTTAAAATCATCTTTTGTTTTACGGATAGTGTGCAAATAAAATACACAGTCCGCTTCGTACTTATTATATCCTCTGTCTAAGTCTAGTATACTCTGGACTTGTTCAGAAGTACATCGGCTGCTGCAAACTTTTGCTAGAGCAAGAGCGCCGCGTTTGCTAAGAGTTTTTCCTAATCGTTGTTTGGTAGTAAGATTATAAACACTATAGCCATCAGACTTCGGAGTAATAACTACTTTACCTATTCTAATACTGTCGTGCTGAACATATGGCAAAGGTGTCTTTGCCAATCCAGATAGTATTATTTCTTCAAACTCTTTCTTGATCTTTTGACTGTCCATAACCTACAACCATACATACACCTTTATGTGTTACTTTAGTTACCATGTCCTTGCGTATGAGGTTTTGAATTATGGTTTGCTCACGTTCTGTAAAGATGTGCATAGGCTTTGCGCCGAATGTTTTATCCAACACCTCTGCTTCTTCATTTGTTAGAATAGTTCTAACTGTGAGATCACCATACTTCATCTCTGTACCTGTACCACATCTCCTGGTTTGATTCCTCTGTCAACTGGTCCTGTAGTTTTAGTATTCAAACTTAACTTACCGGTTTGGTCTTTTGAAATCATCCCAGGTTTTTTAGGGTCTTTGGGGACTACGGTTTTTATTTTTGTAGCAGGATCTTGAAGTGTTGTTTCGTCATCGTTATCGTCCAAAACTTGCAGTTGCATATTTTGCTCTGCTAATAATTCAATAATCTTCATGCTACATCTTCCTTGGTTTTAGGTTTACCCTGCGCAACTTTTTAGCTGCCGGGTTGGCTCTTTTTGTTCTTGCAGATTTGATCTTTAAACTACTGCCTTTCATGGCTTTTGTTCTTTTAAGACTTGCTGCTTTTTTTAAGTTCTTAGGTTTTGTACACGTACTTGGATTTGCGACAATACGTCCTTTTCTCGTTCCACTTGTGCAACGATACTTACGAACACTCTTGCCGCCTTTACGACTCCAAATTTGTGTGACAGATTCTCTTATTATCTCACCTAAGTTCATCTCTTACGCCCTGCTTTATTCAATGCCTGTACTCTCTTACTTGCTACATTGATACGCTTTGTTCTCTTGGCTTTTCTAGCAATTCTAGATCCTAGTCTTGCTTTTGTTCTTTTAAATATTGCTCTCTTTTTTGGGTCTGGTGCTTTGAAACATTGTGCTGCACTAGCAACAGTTCTTCCCTTTCGACTGCCCGAACTACAGCGATACTTGCGTACCACTTTCTTTCCAGAACGTGCCCAGACTTGTCTCTCAGTTATTAGTTCTCTTAACAACATACAGTATTTATATTTTTTAGGAAAGGTTCATCAGTATAACGATGATAGTGGATAATAATCCTGCTACTATTGTGCCAGCTGCACCAATAATAACTTTAACGAGGCTTTGTTGGCCTGATGCCATTTGTTCAGCAATGCCGTCTAGTTTTTCTTCAACTTTAACGATACGACCTTCCAACGCTATATAGCGTTGTTCGCATAGATCTACATGTGCTTCGAGATTTTCTCGTTCTAAGGCAGTTGCCATTTAATTCTCCGTTTAGTAAACTCGTAGTTGCCCTAAATGCCTATGGTTTTGCCTTATATATCTATTTATCATTCTTCTCGAATATAATGTTAGTTTTTCCTTTATGTTTTGTAAAAAAGATACATTCTTTAAATGTCACACACTCTTCTAGTCCACTTATAAAAGGAACAAGTTCAAAGTCATCTAATAACATTTCAAGTGTAAGGCTATCTGATTGTTCAATATCAAAAGTCATTTTCCAATAATGATTTACGTTTTTAAAAGTTGAACCAAACTTTTTATTATCTTTAATCTTTTCTACTTTAAAATTTGTAGGATTAGATCTAAGTCCTATAGTTTGGTAAACACTCATAAAGTTAGCCTGTTGATTATGAGCAAGTGTGCTTTCGCCCCTGCGAGCATTGGTTTCTGTAACGTCCACAAGGGTGTAAATGGTAAAACTATCCATGCAGTATTTACGGCCATAAAAAAAGAGCCACTGTAAAAGTGGCTCCTTCTTCTATTAATTAGTAAACTAATTACTTTGCAGCGTTAAATGTTGCTTCGATAGTTGTAGCAGCACCTGTTACGCCTAGTGCGTTTGATGCGTCAGCAGCTAATACTGGTCCTTGCACAGCAAAATATACTACGTCAGTTGTTCCTGTTGCAAATGCTGAGCCGTCTGCTGTACCTACACCTGCGATTGTGTGTGTTAGCATTAGCTCTTGAGCAGCAGTATCTAGCTCTGCTTGTGTGATGTCAGTTTTTGCAAATTTTACGATTTGTGTGTTTGCACCTAGTCCGTTGCCTAGTTTAACATCGTAGTTAGTTCCGAATCCGATTCCAGCCATTTTATTTCTCCTATATCTTAAATGGTCTCTCCACACTCTGTGGAGTTTCTTACTTTGTATTTAGTTCTATAATAGAAAAACGCTTGATATTAGCATAAAACGATGGAAAAAATTACTTCTTTGTATATTTCTTAGATCTGCTGTGCAATAATCTTAATTGTTGTACAAATCCAGGCCCTGCTTGAACTATATCGTTAAGCATTTTTACAGCAGGCTGATATGCTTTTACTGCTGTACTAGGAACACTTTCACCGTTCTGTGCTTTCTTTAAGAACAATCTTGTTTGCGCTAGATTCTTATTACCTACAATATATCTATACAGCAATAAGTCTCTATCGTCAAAGCCGATATCAGGATCACTAACAGTAGGATTATTATCACGTACTGTTGTTGTTTCTAAGTTATACTTTGCAACCGCTTTGCTAAGATCATCTATAATATCACTTGCTCTTAAATGAGTACGAGCAGCTAAGAGAAGCGTTGTAACTGCTACTTTTTTATCCATACCATTTAATTCTGCAAAGTTTACAATGCGTCTACGTGTTGCTTTGTAACTAGAATCAGTTATATTAAATGCTCTTTCCATAGCAGTGAATGTTTGCATAACATTGCTAGGAGGTTGACCAGCACCTAATGTTTTAATGTAATAATGTATTTGACGAGTAGGAACATTTGTACTAGCACGTTCACGGGCTGCTGCCTGTGGATCTTTTAACGCACTAATTGCTGCTTCATCGCCATTTACAAAATACATAAAGTTATACATATCAGTAGAAGCAGGACGAAACTTACTGTATTGTCTATACCCTGAACTACGTCTTGCATATTGCATTGCATTTTCAGCATATGTAGGAAATTGCCTTAGAAGTTCCAAACACATCATAGTCAGATACAAATTACGTTTACAATCTGTATAGGTAAGTTTACGGGCATCGTTTGCATCTCTAGTCATACGACCTTCTTGCAGTTCCTTTAAGAAAGAAAAGCCTTCTTCCTTCTCAGGAGTTACTTCATGTCCGCCTTCTATCTCTGCCCACTGTGATGCAGTATAACGTTCCAAAGATATTATCCTCTTGCAAAATCTTTTGCATCACGATCAACATCGCGGTCGCTTGGTGCAGCAAATTCACTGTCGTCATCTTTATCTGGCTGTACAGTTGATTTGTCAGGCATTGTACTTTTTTGCTCTGATGCAAACTTAATAAGTTTTTTCACCAACTCTAGTGGAACCATTGACTTCTTTGCCAGTTCTTCAAGAGTCTTAGCACCATAGGCACCTTTCTTCCAGTCTGTAAGTTCGTCACCTACTCGTGCCATAGCAACAGACAATCTGTCGTCGTTTACTTTTGCTGCCCTGTCTTTTAAAGTCCAACCCATTTGTGCTGCCTTACGCTGCTCTGGCGTAAGATCAAAGTTCTGTGGAATGTCTGCTTCTTTGATAAATTCTTTAGCTCTCATTTGCTTCTCCTTAGCGTTGTTTTGCTCTGTTTGCTTTACTGAATACTTCACGGGGTACTAGTTTGATATCCCCATTCTTATGTTTCATTACGTAGCCTTCGCCACCGCTCTGTGTACCTATCTTTTGTGTTACTTCTGCCTCATGCGAGTCAAGTTGATTAATAATAGCATCTTTAATTTTAATGATACCACTTACTACTTTCCATAAACTGTCAAACGCAATAGGATGTTCTGCGATGTGTGAAAGGACATTGTCCTGCTTCTTTTTACTTAGCTTCGTTGTTGTAATCCATTGCGAAAAGTCTGCACCTAGATTAGCTAGTGAACTGTCTACTTTCTTATTAACATAAGTATACAGTATATCCGATAGGTTTGTCAACTGCTTTTGGCGAAGTTCATCTTTATTTAATAATTCATCTATTTTGCCTGCGTGTTGTTTAACCATTGTTTCTAGTTGTGCAATGTTTTTATTATCAACTGCGACAGGCTTTTGTGTATACACAGGCGGCACAACAAGGACATCTCTTCCTTGCATAACATCTAGTTGCTCTTGTGTTACTTGTGATTCGTTTCCGTTTAAGTCTATGTAGCGATGCACTACAACACCAGTTGTGCTTAATCCTATTTTCATTCCAAGTTCGCTTTTAGAATCTACAAAGTATGAAACTATGTTAGGAGTAAACATGAACTTATCATTTTTTAGTTGCGGTCTTTGATAGTATAACAGGTCTCCTTTGAAGAAACCTCTAAATGTAGCAGGCGTTGCCTTTTCATAATAATCAAATATGCTTTCCATATTACTCATGAAGGCCGCTTGTTTACTGTCAATCTCCTGCCCTTTACGGGTCTTTCGGGCGCCGAGCATGTTCGCAAGGTCCTTCCCGCTTTTTGGCTTGCCATCGTACCCTTTTGCTGTGAATCCAGATTTGTCTGTAAGTATAAACTCTCCGGTTTCATCGCGACCAAATATGATTGCGGGGGAGCCGTCCCATTTGAGTGTGACATCTTTGTGTCCTCCTTGCTCAAGGCTTTCTAATGCAGCCAATGCACGAAGAGCTCCTCTACTACCTTCCCAGAAAACAATGTCTTCTGCATGGTCGATGCGAGCACCTTCAGTTAATATTTCTTTTGATTCAAATAATCTAAACTCTCTAAACCTCACGGTAATAATTCCTTTAGCCTACTTAAATGTTTGTCAGCAAGTGTTTCAACTACTGCTTCAGGTAATGTTTTGCCTACCTTTTCCATATTATCTCTAAATGGACCAACTAGTGTATCGTAGTTAGGATCGCCTTTTAGTTTTGCAAGCATACTTTCAACACTATGGGTGTCTGGTTCTTTAGCACCTTTGCCTAATAGTATCTCAGCAATCTCGTCCCAGTTGTTGGCAACTACTGCATCGCCATTGTTAGGATCAACTATACCTTTGGTTGGACTAAACTTATATCCTCTACCTCTAGCAAGACTAGAAAGTAGTACAGCTCTATCAGCACCAGTAAAGTTTTCACTGCCACCACGCTTGGCTCCACGTTGTAAATCTGGATTGTCTGTAAGCATAAAATCTGTTTGAACAAAACCGTTTTTAGGATCACCCTTTATAGGTGTGCGGAAGTGTACCTGCAACCCAGCATCTTTTACCCAACCTGCTTCAAATGTTCTGCCCTTGTTCATAATCTCTAAATCAGGGATGCCTTGCTTTTGACACCACGCACTAAGTTTTGCAATTATTTCTTCCTTAGGTAACTCTCTAGTATCAGTATTAAGATCTAGGTCACCAGATGAGTTCTTTTCGAATGTTCCGTCTGGATGTGTTTTTGTACCAGTAGTTCCTAAAAATTCCTTTGGAGTAAACTTAAATCCAAATGTAGAATTAAGCCAATCAATAGTAGGCTTTACATCAACTGTTGCGATTCTTGATGCAATAAGTTTCTTGTCAGGTTCAGTTTTAAATACGTTGCCGCCTTCTTTTAAAATCATTTTTTGCTCTCAATAACTTTACTGATACCGCGTTTAAATTTACGTGGATCGCCTGACTTGATGGAGTTAATAAATCTACGTTCAAGTTCACTAGCTGTCACAGGATCATAGTTTCTATTAATCCTATTCATAAGATTAATAGCACTTTCTATTATATTGTTTGCACTAGACTCAATTAAAAAATCATTATCATTAGAACCTAAGTTGCTTAACTCTTGCAAAATACTTCGTGTTTGTTTTTTCATTGTATTACAACTCCATATTGTATTTAGCGTTGCGTGTTTATAAATAGTTTAGTAAAGGGGAGGGCACTTATGTCAATAGAAAAAATGAATTTCAAAGAACGATCCTTATTATTTGCAAATTTGGCTAGTATAGCATATAGTAACATCAAAGATGCTACAAAGCAAGCAAAAAAATTAGGATTTACAACAACAGAATTTTATGAAAGAGACGGTGCTCAAGCATATCGTTTTATGAACAAACACGATTTAGTAATTGCATGTCGCGGAACACAGCCAACTGAGTTCAATGATATAAGTGCAGACCTAAAGGCAATGCCAGTAATGGCAGAAACTGTTAGTAGAGTACACAGAGGATTCAAAGCAGAAGTTGACGAACTATGGCCAATGATATCTGAAGACATTGCCCGTAAAGCAAACTTAGGTAAAACATTATGGTTCTGCGGACATAGCTTGGGTGCGGCAATGGCAACTATTATGGCAAGCCGTTGTATGCACGATATAGAATTAAACGATCCAGTTGAGTTGTATACATTTGGTTCACCACGTGTAGGTTGGAAAAAGTATTGCAATAGTCTGAATGTTGTACATCATCGTTGGAAGAACAATAATGATATTGTAACGACTGTTCCTCTTGCTCTTATGGGCTACATTCATCATGGTACCCAGCATTATCTTAATGCCTATGGTAAGTATAGAAAACCTACTGGATGGCAAATGATCAAAGATAGATGGCGTGGTATATGGATGGGTCTAAAGAAAGGTAAGATAGATAGCTTTGGTGATCATTCAATGACTGAA